TTCACAGGGTAACCAAAGCATCAAAGGAATGAAGGGCGATATTGGCCCTACTGACACACAAGGCAATGTCGAACCTACCGGGCCTACAGGCTCTCAAGGAATTCAAGGCGCAACAGGACCTACGGGCGCGCAGGGAATTCAAGGTGATGTTGGACCAACAGGCCCTACAGGAAGCACTGGTGCGACCGGCGCGGTAGGCCCAACAGGTCCAACTGGCGCACAGGGTATTCAAGGAAATGTTGGACCTACTGGCGCACAAGGGGTGCAAGGTATTCAAGGCGTACAGGGAAATGCGGGACCCACTGGACCGACAGGAAGCACTGGAAGCACTGGCAATGTTGGACCAACCGGTCCCACAGGCGCGGCTTCGACAGTAGCGGGACCCACGGGACCCACAGGCACAAACGGACCAACAGGACCAACAGGCGCAAGCGGTTCGGGTGCGTCTGCCGCTACGCCTACTGCATTGGGTACTGTTTATGGTAGCCAAACCTCTGGTAGCGGTTCGCCTTATTTAACTGCGTATGGTTACCTTGCAGGAAATTCAAATACTGGAGGAGGTAACTCGGCATTTGGCTGGGGAGCTTTAAATGCAAACACATCTGGCGGAGACAACGTTTCTGTCGGTATGCAATCTTCAAATGTTTTAACAACTGGCAGTAACAACGTGGCGGTCGGAAAGCAAGCACTTCAAGCCACCACCACAGCATCTAATCATACTGCCGTAGGATATCGTGCGCTTTTTGCCAACACCACAGGCTACGAATCAACTGCCATTGGCAGGGAAGCATTATCTTCTTGCACAACTGGCTTTACAAACGTGGCGGTCGGAATGACGACACTTGGGAGTGTAACGACAGGCTATGACAATACTGCCATAGGACAAAATGCAGGAAGATATAGTTATGGCTCTGGTGCGGGAACAACAACAGGAAATTCCAATACATTTGTTGGAGCGCAATCTATTGCATCTGCTGCGGGTGATTCAAACTGTGTTGTTATTGGGGCTAGTGCAGTAGGCAAAGGAGGCTCAACTGCTTTTATTACTGGTGGTGGTGGTGCTACTTATAACGGAGGAAATACCTCCACATGGAACACAACTTCTGACCGAAGACTAAAGAAGAATATTGTTGATAACACAGTTGGATTGAGTGCTATAACTTCCATTCGTGTTCGCAACTTTGAGTATCGTTTGCCTGATGAAGTTGATGCCGAACTTAAGCCAACTGATGCAATTAAAAAGTCAGGTGTTCAACTTGGTGTAATTGCTCAAGAACTTCAAGCGGTCTTACCTGATTGCGTAAAACAAGAAACAACTGGAGTGTTTTCAGTTGATTCAGACAACTTGACTTGGTACATGATTAACGCAATCAAAGAACTCAAGGCTGAGTTTGACGCATATAAATTAACACACCCATAAGGACTAACATGATTGATACACCTACACCAGAACAAATTGCCAAGCACTACTCTGCCGCAATGGACTCAGTAAACCTCATTAACGCAGGACAGCCAGAAGGCATGACTGCTGAAGATTGGGCAGACTGCTTGGCTCGTAACAAAGAACACCTTAAAATTATGTTGGCTAAAGATTTTTGGACAACAGAAGACTTGACCCCTTTACAACAAGCATCCGCATAAGGAAAACAATGCAAGACATTACACTGACACTGACACTAGATGAAGTCAACGGCATTTTGAGTTTGTTGGCAAAAACTGAAACTGGAAGCGGATTTTTCCCGCTGATGGTTAAAGTCAAGGAACAAGCCGAAAAGCAGTTGCCTCCACCAACTCAACAATAAACAAAATACAAGATATGACAAGAAAACTTAAAATTGCTGTATACGCCATAAGCAAAAATGAAGAACAGTTTGTAAACCGGTTTTGTGATTCAGCCAAAGACGCTGATCTTGTGTTGATAGCAGACACCGGCTCAACAGACCAAACCGTTGCAAGGGCTATCGAGAACGGTGCTTCTGTGTTTGACATCTGCGTCAAGCCTTGGCGGTTTGATAAGGCCCGCGACACAGCCTTGAATCTCATCCCGGGAGATTTTGATGTGTGTATCTCCCTCGACCTCGATGAGGTCCTTGAACCGGGATGGAGAGAGGAAATTGAACGTGTGTGGCAAGACAACACAACTCGTCTGCGCTACAAGTTTGATTGGGGTTGTGGCATCAGTTTCTACTACGAAAAAATCCATCACCGCACTGGCTATCACTGGCATCACCCTGTACACGAGTACCCGAGGCCTGACGGTCGCACCGTAGAGGTGTACGCTCACACCGATATGCTCTTGGTCAGTCATCACCCTGACCCGACCAAATCCCGAGGCCAGTACATGCCATTGCTTGAACTAGCGGTGCAAGAGGACCCTGTCTGCCCTCGCAATGCGTTCTATCACGCCCGTGAATTGACGTTCTACTATCGTTGGCAAGACGCTATAACAGCCCTCAACAGATATTTGGAACTTCCTGGTGCGACTTGGCCTAATGAGAGGTGTTACGCGATGCGCTTGCTAGGAAAATCCTACGAGCATCTACACAACCATCATGAGGCCGCAAAATGGTATCAGATGGCCTGTGCAGAGGCCCCTAACACCCGTGAGCCTTGGGTTGACTTGGCGATGTTCGCCTACATGAGGCACGACTGGCATACGTGTTTCTACGGATGTCAGAAGGCCCTTGAGGTCAAAGACAAGGCCCTTGTGTACACGATGGACCCAAGCGTGTGGACTGAGAAGCCCCACGACCTCGCAAGCATTGCCGCTTGGAACCTTGGATGGGGTGATATGGCAAGACAACATTTAGAGGATGCTCTAAAATTCAACCCCACAGATACCCGGCTGTTGTCAAACCGGGAACTCATGAAAGAACCCGATGGCGACAATGACAGAAACGGAAGCACGGCTGAACAGTCACGAGGCCGTCTGCGCCCTTCGGTACGAGCAAATCAACGCCCGCTTGAAGCGGCTTGAGGGGATTCTGTTAAAGACAGCCGGAATTATGTTGGTTTCGATGGCAGGGGTTATTTGGGCCTCTGTATCGCATCTACCTAAGTGACATGACAAAGGTTGACCATGAAATGGTTTGTGGTCATCCTTATGACAGCGGGTATGTTGGTTGCCGCACAAAGCGGTTGCAACATCAGCGAGTTTTACTCAATCGGCTACACGCTACACAACCCTACAGAACGGCATCGAGGTCTGCTGAACTGGCTACACCACAATGGTGAACGTTGTAGCAAAGAACAACTCACCAACATCTGGAACAATTTGCCTGATTGGGCCGGTACAGCAGACACACCGGAATTACGACAAAGAGTTATAACCCTCTACAACAGGACGATTGAGAGGGAAAACAAATGATTGGGCTTGACAAATGGTATCCCTTCGTACACCCGAACCCATACGACACAAAAGGCGTGGCGTTTGCTAAAGCTGTTGAGCGTGTTGAAGGCGAGTACAAGGAAGCGATGAAGGCCAACAAAATTGAACGCAAAACAGAGGCTTATGAAGTTGAGTTGTACAACAAGCGGGCAAGACAAAACACGATTGAGTTGGAGATGTTCACTAACAAAAGACGGTTTCAGATTTTCATATGAGTTGGCCTGAGAGGTACTATGCAAAACACCAAAGACAAACTGGTCTACACGGTCACAATCTGCGTGACGCTCACCCTGTGTATCTCCGTGTTGAGCATGGTGGTCAGCTTTATGTTGGGCTTGTGGGCGAAGGAAGTGGACAACGCAGAAATTTTCAAGATGATTTCACCGGCTTTTTCTACACTTATAGGCGGCATGATTGGGTTCCTGAGTGGTATCAAGCTGAACCAAGACGACACAGACAAACAGAAGGAGAGCAAAGATGATGGGTTTAGATGCGATTTTGAGTATCGGAACGAAACTCGTAGACAAGCTGATACCGGACCCGGAAGCGAAGGCAAAAGCACAGCTTGAACTACAGAAGATGGTCCAAGACGGTGAGTTGGCTAAACTCGCCAATGAAGCCAAGATGTATGAGGTCGAACAGGAAAATGTCACCCGCCGCGCAGAGGCTGACATGGCCTCGGATTCTTGGCTGTCAAAAAACATTCGCCCAATGACGCTGATTTTCCTGTTGGCGGCCTACAGCGGGTTTGCCATTGCTTCAATCTTTGAATACGAAACCCGTGGGGCCTATGTTGAACTGTTGGGCCAATGGGGTATGTTGGTAATGTCGTTCTATTTCGGTGGAAGGACTATGGAGAAAATCGCAGATAGGGTTAAAAAATGAACTTGACACCGCACTTCACTCTTGAAGAACTGACACACACGGACCACCGTGAACTGGAGAACATCCCAAATGAAACTGAACAAGCAAACATTCAAAGACTGGCTGAATTCCTTGAAGAACTCAAGACCTTACTTGGCGGTAAGCCGATTATGGTCAATAGTGCGTTCCGGTCCAAAGCAGTAAACGATGCCGTAGGAAGCAAAGACACGTCACAACACAGGGTTGGTTGCGCGGCGGATATTCGCGTCCCGGGCATGACGCCTGATGAGGTAGTGAGGGCTGTTATTGCCTCAGACCTCGGGTATGACCAAGTGATTCGAGAATTTGACCGGTGGACGCACATCAGCATCCCCAACGAGGCCGCGAGGAACCCGCGCAAACAGGCCCTCATCATTGACAAAACCGGAACCCGGGTGTTTGCCTAAGGCTTTGTGATGTAAAGCACCGGTTGACCCGCCGGTGTTCGGATGACCCCTGTAACCTGACTGGCCCCACAAAATGCGGGCCGGTTCCGGGATTGACAGGGGTCGTTTGCGTTGAAAGAGGCCGCAACCCAACCCGGAGGTTTTGCGCAAGAACACAGCAAAAACGTGCTCAGTGCAACGATTGCGGCCCGGGTCACAGCAACCCCCAACCAAGCATAAAAATCTCGTAATTGATACGGCAAACAAATCCGAAAATCAGCATGCCGAAATTCCAAAGCAAAATTCCTGTGATGTATTTCATTCTGCATCCTCAAAAAAGTCATGATTCTCGCGGCGGCCACGGTTGTCCTTGTGGGCTTTGGGCGTGTGCTTGTACCTGAAGATGTAAGCCCTGTCAGGGTATGACAAGGCAAACAGCCGGGCAAGGTAAGGCGAGGTGTTGTTGCTGATTTTGAACCCTGAGAGGGTACGTTCCATCACGGCTGTGTGATGACGTAAAAAGTGAATGATTGTCCTTGCAGAGTAGTGCTTAAAGCCTACACCAATCACGGCAAAGGTTTCGCGCACAAACAGTTTCCAAATGTGTTCGTTCTTGGGGAACCACTCAACAAACTCATCCGAGAACTGCTCACGGTTTTGACCTATCAGGTCTATGTAGCGGTCTGTCATGTTTTATCCTTTTCGGCTTTTTTCCAATATGAAGCATTGACTATGGTTAGGAACAACGATCAAGGTCATTTTGTGTACACGTTTTGATCTTGACCGTCCGTGTTAAAACTGGTAACGCCGGTGCGAGGTGGGGCTACACACCCCACCCAACATCAGTACTGTGGCTCTTGCTCCTGTTCGGCCTCGGGTTCGGGGTCGTTCAGGAATGCTCTGCCATCCCAATTCTTGAAGGGCATGAGGTCAAGGACCAACATCTGCCCTGCGCGGGTTTCAATCACGCTACCAATGGTGCGGTAGCGGTTCTTTTCTTTGCCATCCTTGTCGGTGTATGTGCCGATGGATGCTTTGACGATTTTTATGGTTTTAGCCATTAGAGTACCTTTAGGTTGTTGAGAAACTTCACTTTTTCTTGCACTTCGTTCAAGAACTGTTCGACCTGATTTTCCAAGTCAACTATCAACATCTCGTTCTTAGGGACAAGGATGATTTTGAGTTGCAGGGGTTCAGGCATACGGGGGTCGAACGACACGAAGTCGCACCAATCCCGGTCAGTACACGCCATCTGCCACTGCATCTGTAGCATGTACTTGTTGTCAATCGTCCCGTTGATGAGGGTTTCGATGTGTGTAGCGGTGTTAGGGCACTTGATCTCAATCAAACCTTTGTCACCCACTAGGCCGTCAGGGGATGCCCCACACATAGACAAGGATTCGTGTTCGACAAAACCTACCTCGTCCACAATGGTGTCCGTTGCCATCTCGTAAGCGGCGCGGGCCAGTGGCTCAGTGTCAGTGCCCCACTGCATAGCAGAGTTGCTGTAGGACTCAGTGGGCTTGCCGGTCATGCGTTCGACAATCAACTGAGCCATGTAATTGGCCCGGCTTGCAGAGGGGCCTGTCTTGGTCTTGGCGACAACGTCTGAGATGCGCGAGGCTGTCACCTTGCCCAAACGGGCGGCGAACCAATCATCTGTTCTTTGTTCCATCATTTGAATCCTTTTCTATTTTTCTGTTGTAACTTATAAAACCTTTGTCTAAATTTTTTTCAATTCCGCATCTATGTTTGTTGGCTTCTTGTAATGCTTGAAAAGCCCAATTACATTCAAGACATACCCAATATGGCGGATTGCCTAAAGCGTCTTTTTTTTGTTCAATCATTCCTGTCCTTTCAGTTTCAGATTAGCTTCTGCCATTGCTTCTTTAACAAGTTGCACGCCTTTCGCGCCAAGATTAGGTATTTTTCGCAAATCACGAATATCCCATTTACACAACTGTTCTTTTGTATAAATATCTTCTGCCCTCAAACAGTTGAAATACCTGACTGGCAAATTTAATTCGTGCAAATCAGCGGCTTTGAATAAGCGTTGCTGTTCTTCATCTCGTTCCCATTCTGAGTGAATGAGGTCACGCCTGTCCAACATTTCTGTGGCTAAACGATATGCTGATGAAGCCATTGCGTGTGGGTTTGTGATGCCAAATTTTTCTACTTGCGAAATCATTACGCTGAATGCAAGTTGGTCTAACATTTCTTTTTTGTCCATCATTTTTCTCCCAATGATTTTTTGCGTTTGTCTTTGGCGGCGATGATTTTCTTTTGCGACACAAGGTCGTTGCGGGCGGCTTCATAGGCGGCGAAATACGCCACTTTGAGGCTTTCACCGTCTGTTGCTGACATGATGTTTGTGAGGTGGTCTGCCAACTCGTTTTCCGGGAGCATGAATTCTGTTTTGACAGAGGCCGCCATGCCGTCATCGTCTACTGGTGCGAGGCCGAAACTCGACATCAGCGAATAGCGGCGGGCATACGTCAATGCGCTACCAAAGGCTGTAGGTCGGGAATCAGCCACAGGCAAGTGCAACTCACCAAGGACCAACAGGCCGCCTGATTCGTGAATGATGACGGTCTTGACGAACACGCCGTTGTCCTTTGTTTCGGCCCACTGGGTCAGGCCAAAGCCCTCGTCATGGAGGCCGTCAATCACAGCATCAATGCACTCTGACAGGTCCGCATAGCGGCTCTTGAGGTGAGTGTTCTCGACTTTTTTGAGGGCCTTTTTGAATTTGCGTTGTGCGCGAACGAATGCGCTGTACACGACAGCATCTTCATTAGGCTCAATGTAGTCGCCGGGTTGTGCTTGCTCAATCATTTAGTATCCTTTTGTATGCTTCGATTGTTACGGTTTGTGCGTCAATGGTTCCCTCTTGGACATTGAGAAGTTTGCACAGGGTCTGTGTGACACCTCTCAGCAAACCAACCTCATAGGCCAAGATGTCCTCACGGGGCATCCCTTGGAGTTTGATTCGTGCGATTGACTCAGCGTCATCGACAATGGTTCTGTAGTCGTAGGTCATGAGGCCCCCAACAGAATTGCTTGCCAAAATAAGTCCTCATCAGACATTACAGTGGGCGTTGTGAACCGGGACCCAATGACAATCCCGGACTTGGTTGTGACGAACTCAATCATTGTTGCTCTCCCATCTCGCAATGGCGGCCTCATCAGCATCTGCTTGACGTTGCAAGGCGTGATGGGCCTCAATTTGGGTTGTAATGGCTTCATAGTCCTCCTCTGTGAGTGCGTAAGTGAATTCACCCTCGTCATTGCTGATTGAATAGTCATACCCTTCAGGCTGACCAACAGAAGGGTCACCCTCAAGATATTCGTATTCAACAAGCACCCAATCGTCTGTCGAGGGGAGTGACATTTCAAAATCAAAAGACCACGCCATCATGGCCTCCACACAAATAAGTCGAACACAATCACTGCGATGCCAATGGCGTACACAGCGAACCAAATCACGTTCCACTTCATGGAATCAAACTCTTTTTCTGTCATGTATTTCATTTTGTTTCCTTTGAGGGGCCGAAGCCCCGTTGTTTACGCTAACAACAAAGCCTCTGCTTGGGACTTCAGGCGGTTGCCATCACCAAACCATGCGTTGGTCATGCGCGTGTCAGCGTTGTGACCTCGCTCATGGTCTACAAACTGCGTGACAGCGTTCAACAGGCCCCACTTAGTGCCACTAGCACCGGGAAGGTCTGCACCCATGCCCTTGCCATCGAACAACTCCAACACCTTGCGGTAGGACCGGCTGTCGGTCAACAAAGATTGTTTCTGAGTCATCCCGGGCAATTTAACCAGTTGCTCTGTAGGGGGGAACAACTCTGTCAAAAAGGACTTCACGAAGTTGCTGTTAACACCGGCGCGGGCCAACTTGCGGTAGTCATCCATCATTCCCTCGAAGCCCCCTACAACAAGGCCAAGGCGGTCACGCATCATGCTTGCGTCAAAACGTGCGCCATGAGTGATTGAAACACGGCTTGGGGCTGATTCGCGGTCTGCCATTGACAGGGTGTTGTTACAAACGACACGCACACTGGTGAACTGGCCCATAGTCGCTGTTGAGCCATCGAAACTTGTTGACAGCAACAAGTAGCCACGCACAGCGTCATCAGACAACACACAGGCCTCTTTGTTGACGTTAGCCAAGGCCCAGATGCGTTTTCCGCCACTGATGCAACCGGCTGTTTCGAGAGTGAAACCGGCTGAAGACACAAGCGTGTTGAAAAAGTCGAGAATCTCACCGGGTTGGTGAATGCGGTAACGGTCTGTCACAACACCCAAAGGCTTGTTTGTGTCGTTGCGGTAGATGACCTTGCGGCCTGTGACAGCGACCATTGAGGACAAAGAGTCATTGGGCTTGAACAGCACGGGCGTGACCTCTGCATCCCAGTTCAGTCCGGCCTCTTTGCGCCACACCTCAATGGGGGCATTGGGGGAGAGGTCCTGACCGAGGCCATGCCAAGGTTTTGCGCCAACATAAGCAATCTCTGACTTGCCTGTGAGTTCGTTTGTTTCGATTAAGTGAGCCATTTTAGTTTCCTGTAATAAAGACCCCTGAGGGGCAAAGTTGTGATGTACCGGATGGCACATCCCAAGGCTCACGTGATGAGCCTCAGGATAGGTCATCAGGCCGTGATAGCGGCAATGGCGGCGCGTTTTGTGGGGAAGTTTGTGGAGAATTCACGACCATCGCCAAAAACCTTAGTGACAATCCATCCTTGCTTTGTTTGCAAGATGCTGTATTGAACGAGGCTTTTGGAAATCCAACCTGTGAAGTAGTACAGGCCTGTGTAGATGCGGCTGATAGTTGGCTTGCTCATTTCGTTTCCTTTTAAAGACCTCAAGAAATTCGAGGCATGAATAGAATTCTGATGCCAAAAAAAATTTCAGCAAGAACTTTTTTTATACCTAACTGAAACGTAGGGGAATGTCAATGCAATTTGGTCGATGAGCAAAATGCTTGATTTTTGAAATCAGCAAGAACAGCAAAAATCGCACGTTTAAGCAATTTTGTGTTTTGCTTGCATATTCGGTTCGAATTCATCGCAATCGTTGCACCTCGCATTTCCGTGTTAGAAAAAAATATATTTTTCGGGTGTGCCGGTCCCGGTTCATAATCACGGCGAACCCGGATAGAACTGAAGTCATGAGCAGTTTGAAAAGTGAGTCTCCCCACTTTCCGGTGTTTCTTCAGCGGAGGACAGACGGAGAAAATTTATGTTTCACTATCCCTTTCATGTCGGGGACTACATCGCCGACACTGCTCACTTGAGCATCGAGGAAGACATCGCCTACCGGCGGCTGTTGGACCTCTACTACACTTCTGAAAAACCAATCCCAAACGATGGGAAGCAAGTTTCAAGGCGGGTCCGCATGGGACAACACGAAGCCTTGATAACGGCAATCTTGGAGGAATTTTTTACCCTGCAAGACGATGGATGTTGGCATCACTCTCGGTGCGATGATGAGATTGCCAAGTTTCAAGGGTTCATCGAGGCCGGTAAACGTGGGGCCGCAAAGAGGTGGGCAAAGCCCTCGGATAGCCACCCTACTGAGGGGGCAATAGGAACCGAGAACCGAGAACCAAGAACCGAGAACCAAGAACCAATATCTATAGATGCTAAAGCATCTAAGTCGAAAACTGCGTTTCCCGACTGTCCGCACGGGCAGATTTTGGAACTATGGAAAAAACGGTTGCCACATCTCATGCAACCAAGGACTTGGGAAGGGGCAAGACAGACAGCCCTAAAAAACCGTTGGATACAAGCGGCAAAGCCCTCTGAGTATTCCCCTAAGGGCTACAACACACAGGCCGAAGGCTTGGACTGGTGGGATTCTTTTTTCATGTACTTCCCTTGTG